TGGGTGGACCATGGGGTGACAATTCATTCTACCAAAGAGCATTTTCAATCAAGACAGAATCAATTATTCCTTCATACGTGATTGCATCATTTGTGTTTATTGTGATTCCAATTTGTATGGGATTACTTGGATTTGTTGCGGCAGGTGCCGGATTAGAGATTCCAAACAACATGGTAGGCACTACCAATGCTATTGCAATAGGAACTTTCCTTCCGCCAGTGGCGGCACTTGTTTTTGCATTCATGATATTTGCAGGACTGGTTGCGATACTTGATTCACAATTTGCTTCTGTGGCCAACATGACAGGGCATGATGTGTACAATAAATTCAAAATGGGCAGTCCAATATCAACTGCAAGATACGGAATGGTTGCACTTGCAATACTGGGATTAATTGTTGCAAACATACCAGGTATGCAGTTGGTGTATCTGTTTTTATTCTTTGCAGTACTGAGAGCAGGTGTTTGGTTACCATCAATGATGGCAGTCATGAGACCACATTGGGTCACAGAACAAGGTATGTTTTGGGGCATACTGATACCAGTTACAATAGGTGAAATCCTTTTTGTTGCAGGTAAATTAGGTTACACTGATACGGCATTCATGGGAACATTGATTGCTATTTTTGGATCACCTGTGCTAACATTAATATTAAGCAATGGATCCAGAACAAAAGCAAAAGCCTAAACTTTTAATCATTACCGGACCTCAAGGGTCCGGTAATCATTTGTTTGCAAAAATATTTTCATTACATCCACACGTAGAAGGTTGGCCAATGTTGCGAGACGAATGGCAAGGACATCATCTTGAACCTTTTGCAAAATATTGGGATGATCCAACACAATTAAAAGACAAAGAATGGATCAAACCATATGCGATTACTAGTATAAGTTGTCCGTATTTCAGAGATAAAGAACCACACATTCCTAATTATAGAAGTTTTATCAATGAAGCAAAGAAGTATTGTGATGTTGTAATTGGTATCATAGGTAGAGATAGAAACATACTGCAACACCAACAAACCAGAGTGAGAAAAGGACACACCACTCCTATTGCAATGGAACAGTTTGAACAGTTGTACAATGTATGTGAGGACACACACTTCATATCACATGAACTTTTCTTTTTATATGGTGCTGACTATCTAAAGATACTAAGCAGAGACTTAAAGTTTCCTATTGCATGGAACCATGCCACATTAATCGATGACTATGTAAAAAAATCAGAAACAAACAAAAAGTATATCAGAGATGGCGGTGTTGGTTCATTTGATGAAGCAGTTAAAAAGGCCTGCGATGAATCATAATTATATCTTATTTACAGGTGCTCCAGGGTCAAAATGGAGTAGTGTTGTTAAAAATATTTATTGGTCGGACGATATCGATCATTCAGATTACACAGAAGAAAGAATGTATTGGCATGATGCTGACACACCAGGAACAAAACAATTGATGCATATTGGCGCCTATTGGGATCCTGGAATGGAATTTGGTTTGCATCAATGGGATGAACCTTTCACAGGCACTGGGAAAAGAATAATCAAGTCTCATACCTTTGCACATGAAATATATAGACTAAAAGATTTAGGACATCCTATAGTGATGGTGTACAGGAATGACTATGAGTGTTTGGAGTGGTGGAAACTGTGTGGAGAATTTAGTATTACATATCCTAACTATCAACACTTTAAAGACTTGACCAAAATGTTTGAACATATACAAGCAGAAAATAAAGACATTATGCAGTTTTTGAACAATAACAAACAAAGGGTTACTAAAGTTTTAAATAATGTTGACCTTTGTAGATTGTTAGATATAAAATTTCCAAATGCAAATGAGTTACATGATTATAACCAAAAGGATATCACAGTATATGTCTACAAGTAATTGGGAACAAGGAAAACAAAGAAGCAATTATCATTTTGACAAATGGAAAATGGATGCTGATGCAGTAGAACATCTTGGCAAGTTCGTCGGCGAATGGCAGAATGAAATTGATACTATATTGAATGATGCAAAACCGTTGACATGGGGCAATAGAAGAGAAGGCACTGGTAGAATAGACGGTGATGCTGAAGCAGAAGAATATGATTTAATAAAAGCAGGTGCCAATCCAGACACAACAATATATAGAGGATTAAAAGATTTTACTAAATGCCCTACACTACAAAGGATGACAGACTTTTTTGCATTAGACCCTGTGTATTCAAAACTACACATACAGTTCACCGGTGAAGTATTGAATATGCATATTGATAAACTGCATGACATAGATGAGGACTATGAAAAGATTGTAAGGATAATGGTTATGTTAGAAGACTGGGAACCAGGACAATTTTTGATGTATGGCAATCAACAGTTTGATAGATGGCGAGCCGGGGACATACACAAATTTGATTGGCAGAATTTGCCACACGGTACAGCCAATGCTAGTAATATACCTAGACCTATGCTTGTTATTACTGGTGTAATGACCGATACTACAAGAAACTTACTTAAAAAAGAGATTGTAACAAGTATATGAAAGTATTAATAACAGGCGGAGAAGGTTTTATTGGTGGGCATCTTGTACGCAAACTAAAGGCATTAGAACATAGAGTGACTGTGGTAGACGATTTGTCAGGTGCAAAGAGCAAAGATGCCAAACACACTCCCATATATGCCATGCGAATACAAGATTATTTGACCAAATGCGAAGAAAAATTTGACATAATTTTCCATTTGGCCGCTACTCCACGCATGGGTTTTAGTTTCGATAAACCAAGAATAGTGCTTGATAACAACATTACCAGCACAATAGCAGTGGCAGATTATGCCTCTAAAGCAAACAGTTGGGTATTCTGGTCTAACTCAAGCATGGCGACCGCCATAAATGACGCTAAAATCAACCCTTATGTGCATTCTAAAAGCATATCTAAAGACATTTTAGAACTTTATTCCAAGCATTTTGGCCTCAATTATAGTATTCTATCCTTCCATAATGTGTATGGACCAGAAGAAAAAATAGAGGGATCATACACCACTTGCGTGGCAAAAATGCTGGATGATTACCAAAAACACAACCAAATCACAGTGACCGGTGACGGCACACAGTCAAGACAGTTTACTCATGTTCATGATGTCGTTGACGCTACAATTTTGGCAATGAAAGACCAAAATCACGGCACAGACTATGTGATAAGTTCACCTGAACTGTACTCTGTAAATGATCTAGCAGATTGCTTTCCATGTGACAAAATATATACTGATGCAAGGCGAGGTGAAGTACATACAATACAACATCCATCAAATATATTAGGATTTAATCCTAAACACAATGTATTGGATTATATCAAAGAACAATTATCTTAGGTCAGCATCTTCCATACCAGCAACCCTTAACTTAGTTACATTGGTAATTTGCCATTGCTTTTGATCTAGTGCTTTCAATATGCCTAGCCATCTGTTACGCATAAGTGCCCATTCATTTACTAGAGCCTCCATGTCACAAACTTCATCTTCGCCTTCAGCATACTTTTCAGCATCTCTTGAACTTAATGCTCTTGCATAGTTTTCCAGATATTTTTTGTAATGTTTTGTTTTTACACGTCTAAGTTGTATGTTGAGATGTTCTAGTACTGCTTCTAGTTCTTGCAGTTGATTCCATCTTTGCTCGACTATGCCAGGCATATTAGATGCGTGTTTTTCTAAATTGCCTTTAAGTCCACACTCACGTCTTGCAGAGTCGTACTCGGACTCAAAGTGTGCCAGAGCATCTGGAATTTTACTTAGACTTTTTGTAATTTCTGTGTACCAACTCATTCAAAATCTACTTCTTCAATATCTTTCTCTTCTTCATCAAACTCAAATATTTCTTCTATTGCATGATCCAACTCGTCATAGTTGCCCATACATTCTTTCAAGTCTGACTCTGATGCACCAAAGTCCATTATAAGTTCTACAAATTTTGTAGCAACAATCGTTTTGTCTTTAGCAGAAAGATAATCAGAAAATAAATTCCAAGTTTCAATTATTTGTTCACTGTCCATCTTCATCAAGTTCCACTTCAGGTGTTACTTCGTCATGCATATTCCATTCTTGCATTATGATATCAAGTTTTTCGCCAGTCCATGCTTTACGATATTCTAACATTTCTTCACCTTTTGCGTTTATATATTTCAATCTGTTTCCTTGTTGATTAAGGATTCCCTTCTTTTCACAAAGATCAACAAGTCCACTATATGGATCCATACCAGTTTCGTAAGGAATTTTAACTTGTACACCTTCAAAAGGTTTAGCATATCTAGTTTTCATCACTTTACAACCTGCTCTGATCCCACGTACATCTGATACTTTGTTGCCGGATTCATCTTCTTTTAGTTTTAGTTTCTTCATTGCAACCACTATACTTGATGCGTACACAAATCCTTGTCCGCCTGATATCTTATCATCTGGATCAAACATATCTTGCGATGCATAAGTGTGATTGGTACAAACCATACCAACATTATGACTTCCAAACATATTAACACTATTTCTTACAAGTGCCGTTAATGCTTTTGGTTTCCTACCCATATCACCTTTCATGTCTCCCTTGTCAAATTGATCAACATCTGTTGGTGTTAGTAACATACCAAGTGAGTCAATTACAAATAGCACTTTTGGCTTGTCTGCGTCATCTAATGTTTTATAGTCTCCCATGAATGTAGAAATTGTTTTTGCAACATCATCTATCATGCTCATTGATAATTTTAACAGTTTACTTTCATCTGTATCTACACCTAATGCCTGTAACCACTTCTCATCAAGTGCATTTTCAGTGTCTATTAGCACAACAAAAATACCTTGTTGTTGTGCGTGTCTTACAATATTTCCAGAAGCAAAATAAGATTTACCTGCTCCTGATTCACCAGCAAACACCGTCACTTTACCCAAAGGGACTCCTTTGTGGAAGTCCCCCGAGATTAAGTAATTGAGTGCATAGTTGCCAGTGCTGACCCAATCAGTTGGGTCATTAAATCCAACGCCAAGACCTGTTATACTTTTCGTTAAGTCTTTGCGGAATTTTGATACGTCAAATGGCTTTACCATGTCTTATCTCCTTATTACTGTGCTTGTTTACGTTCTCTGATCAACTTTAAAATATCTTCTGCTTTTGAAGATGCTTCAGTAGTTGGAGCAGATTCTGTTTGTGCTGGTGCCGCCGGAGTTTCCTCTGGTTGGAATACCACTTCTGCTTGAGCAGGTTTTGGTTCAACCGGTGGAGTAACTGTTTCAGCAGTTGCCATCACTGTTTGCTTATTTGGATCACCAGTCGCTTGGCTCATTCCAGCCGGCTTATAGTAACTTCCAAATTTTTCTGCATCATATGATTCGCCATTAACACTTGCTTCAAACATTTCTTTCATAACTTTAAGTTCTACTTCTGAAGGTTTCTTTGGTAGAAAGTCATTTAAGTTGTATAAACCATTTGTGTTTATTGCGTTGTTCTGCGTCTCAGTCAATGCCGATTCTCTTCTACTCCATTTAGAAGTTGAGTAATCTGCATATCCACCTTTAGATGTTTTATTAATTCTAAAGTCTACACCTCTAATATAATCAGTTGGAAGATCTTCCATTTCAGGATCAAGTAATGCTCCTCTGATAATATTAAAAATTTGTGGACCAATTATAAAACGTCTAATTGGATTTTCCGGGGTAGTGCTTTCATTAAGTGGATCTTCATTCACAAATCCTTGAAATATGTATGAACGTTTTTTCCAATATTTTCTACCCATGTCTTCAAGACTTTTATCTTTAAACCATGGACGCACTTCTGCTAAGATTGGACATGGATCTCCCCACATCTCAACACAAGGAACTTGTACCATTGTGTTTGTGCTACCTGCTTCGCCTTTAATTCCAGCGAATGGTAATTTAATCATAGCACGTTCTACCCAAAAGAATGTGTTGTTTTCATCCTTGTCTGGTAAAAACCTTAGTACTGCTTCAGTACCTTCGGGCATATTCCAATGTGGGTAAATTGCGTTATCTCCAGTGTATTGTCCACCGGATTGTGTTTTGTTGTCTTGTTCTTTAAGTTTTGCTCTTATTTCTGCGAGTGTTGCCATATTAGCCTCCTTATTTTGCCTAATTTAATTGCCTTAAAAAGCATATATTGTAATAATACACACTTATTAATATTTAGTCAAGATTATTTTTGAAATTAATTTATTAGACCCGCAAGTTTTAAAATTCTATCTACTGGTACATCATTATCTGGTAATTCATCGCTTAATCCATCAAGATCTATGTGTACTTCTTTTTCTTCTGATTCAGCCATACCAGGATTATCATCTGGATAGTTTGGTTCGTCTTGATCGCTTTTTAAAATGATCATTGCATTTTCAACTCTGCCTTTTTCCAATTGCTGTATTGCTTGATCAACTTTTTCTCTGAACTCTATTTCTGGTTGTGCATCACGATCATTTACTGGATCTACACCTGGGTCATATGTACCGTTCAGGATTTCAGTCAATTCATCTGCAAGTTTGGTTGGATTCATAAATTCTCTTGAACCATCTTTATCCATGTTTTCAATTTGACCCACAAAGTCCTCAACTTCATCTTTTAATCTTTTGAATGTATTTGCATCTTCTGTTGGTGTTTCCATGTTTTCTGCACTTGGTTTTTCGAATTTGGAAACTTTATCATCTGCCCACGATTCAAATTCAGACTGTGCTAATTTATCTTTTTTATCTTTTTTGTATCCTAGATCTTTATTTTTTATTTCTTTACCTTTTATATCTTTGTATCCGCCAGTAACTTCTGCTGGATCTTTTCTTAGTGAATCATATGCACTTGGATCTGATTGTATTTTTTTGATGTCTGCCACATAACGTCTTGCAAGATCAACAGCAATTTTCTTTTGTTTAGCAAAGTCAGGGGACGGTCTGTTAAACAATTCGCCTTGTGATTCTATTTCTACTGCCATGTCAGAAGCAAAGTTTGCCACTCTTTCATCTTCTGGATTAGCAAACAAGGCCCGTGTTGCTATGTCTCTAAGTATGTTTGATAACAATATGTTCGGATCTTTGAATCTTGCTTTTTGTGTTAGTTTGTCCATTGCGTCGTTTACCTTTAACACTAATGGCTCACTTTTGTTTAACCATTGTGCAACATATCCTGCATCTCTTGCCGATGCTGTTTCTGCCTTGTCAACATCAAAGTCATCGTCATCTTGTTCATTGACTATTTTGTAAACTAATGGTAATATATCACCAATGTTTTCATCAAATGTTTTTACTGTAAACTTATCTTTCCAATCAGCAAGTGTCTCCTCATTGACTTCCATTTCTTCTGCATCTTTAAAGTTTTCAAATGCTTGTTCATATCCTCTTGCAGAGTTTAATCTTTCCATTGCTTTTTTAAGTTTCATTGATTTTTTGCGTGATTTTTCTACAATCATGTTTGTATCATCATTCATTAAATCATGACGTGATACATATCTGTCAAATGTTCTCAGTTTTGCTAGACTTTCTGACATATCAATAATGTGTTGTCCAAAGTTATCGTATGGATATCCACCATGGGCCACGTGTTGTTGCATGGCTCTTGCCCCTGCTAAATGTTTGTATGGATATTTGAATCTTTCACCTTCACCGTTTTCAATAAACAATGCTTTGATGCTTCTTGATCTAGATCCAGGAACTTCTTCATCAACTGTTTTGTTGTGTCTTATAATCAACTTAGTTTTGTCTAGTGTTTGAAAAGAAGAACGTTTACTTCCAAACATACCTGAACGTGCTTCTGTCATATTTTCTTTGGCCATAAATTCAAAATCTCTTTTGTCTAAGTTTGACTTTTGTATGTCTCTTGGGTCAAAAGTCATCATATGTCTTTTGGCAAAAAATCTTAATTCTTTCAAAAATCCTTGCCATTGATCCATAACATCTTCTGTCATGCCGTCTGTTATATCTTTTGCATAAAAGACCTTCATGCTTTTAGGGTCTGCTATGCTAACAGATACTTCACCTGTATTTACTTCAAATGTAAAGAATTTTGCTTCAGTTGGATCTAGGGTAGTTTTGGCTTCTGCATCAGCCATTTGCATACCCTCAAAACGTGATCTAATCTTATCAAATAGGTCCTGTGATACTGTTGATTGTTCCATATTGTATTTATTTTAATTCATTGATATAAAGATAGGCATTGGATCTACTCTGTCCTCTACTTCATCTCTTAATCTGTCATAAATTTTCGAATCCCAACCTGCTATAACCTGCATCATGCGTACTACTAATAGACAAGCAGACACTAAATCATCGTGTTCTCCAGGTTTTGCTCCATAACTAGTACCTGTTGCAACAAAATTTTTAAGTTCGCTGAGTAAGTTTTTACTGCTTACAGTCATTTTATCTTCTTCAATTAATTGTTTAAATTTAGCACAGGCAGATATTTTATGCTTAAATGTAGTGTTGAAACCTTTTCTAAACTTTCGCACGTGGCCTTTGCGTTGTGGTTCTGATAATAATGTGCCTTGTATGTTTTCTTCACCAATATCTTGTACTGCCATTAGTGCGGCCTCACCTAATGTGTTGTTTTCTAGGGTATAATATATTGTTGGAGCATAATCTCCCAATTCAGTTAGACGATCATGTATGTGTTTAAGTATTTCACGCATAACTTTGACTTGCCCATTGACTGGTGTTGTATTGTGTTGCCATTCTGCTACTTGTTTCATTTCTGGTAATTGAAATATCTGAATAGCCGCATAATCTCCACCTGTTCCCAAACATGGGTCAAGTGCTACCAAATACACTTTGTTCTTTTTAATATCTTCATACCAGCGTGTTTGCCCCATTCTAACTTTTGGTTCTTTTGGTTCTAGGTCTATTAATTTGACACTATTAATAAGTGTTTCATCATAAATTAAGAATTCGCATTCATGCTCACGTCTAAATCTTTCTTCACCAATCCTTGAACGTTCATCTCTTGCCCAATCTTCATCTCTGTCTGGATGTTCTGACCAATGACATTTGTACGCCGCAAATCCATTTCTTCCTTGCCCACTTGGATTTGGATTGCCAAATTCATCTTCTGTTTTTAATGCTTCTTTCCATATCATAGCAAATTGATCTTCATCTGAGTTTGGTGTTGAAGTTATCAAACATTTACCACCTGTTGATAATGTAGGAGACAATGCAGTCCAAAATTCTTTGGCCTTATTTGGAGGATTTACAAAGGCAAACTCATCACAGTAAATTACTGAAAGTGACATACCCCTACCAGTGTTTTCTGTTGTGGTAGTTGCTTTTACACGAGATCCGTTGTCAAATTCAATTGTGTTTCTGTTGTATGAGTACACACCAGGACGTATAAAGTCAGGCACAGACTCGTAAGCATATCTGAATCTGTTCATTATATCTTGAGCACCTGCATACTTGTGAGCCGCAATTAATATTTGCGAATCAGGATTGAACATAGCGTACCATAACAGATATGCTGATGCACAGGTAGTTTTTCCTGTTTGTCTTGGTAGCATACTGATACTGAATCTATTTTCATTATAGTTTTTTAACAGTTTTTTCTGATATGGATATGGTTTGAATTTTATTGATCCTTTTGTAGGATGTTGAATAGATAAAAAGTTTTCTGCAAAATATAAGGGGCCTTTTTTAGGATCAGCACACTTCTTTAAATGTTTAATCTCTTCGTCTGTATATTTGTGTTTTTTGTGGGCCTTTTTAACTAAATTGCCTTGTAAACTAACACTCATAACAATATTTAACTAGATAGAAATGGTTGGTTTATATTCTCCAGCATTAAGAGGATATAAGTTTCCATCTTTGCCTAGGTACCATTCCATACAATGTATTTTCATGTCTGTAACCGTGTATTCTTTCAACTCATTAAGTTCATTTGCTTCTGAATCCCAGTATTCCGAAAACGATTCTTCAAAAAGATCTGAACTGTTTAATTGCTTTTTACACTCAAGTTGACTGCCGTAATATGCGTTTTTATAGTAGGTTGAATAGACTTCAGGCACTTCACTAAAACTAAGTGTTGCCGATACTAACCAAAAACTGATCATTGCTGTTTCTATCATATACATTATTTAAGTTGGGGTTTAATTAAATTGTAATGTTACTTAACTTCTGCGTACAAATTACGCAGGTCTTGTTTCATTTGTTCTAACATTTCACCATCATCCATCAAAGGATTGTCGCCTGTGTTGTTAGTTCTTGCTAGATCGCCATGCTTTGCTCTTTTAAGCATATGATCCTCTGGGTCAGGAAAATTTGGATCTGGTTCATTTTCGTAGTCTGACTCTTCTGTTTCTTCTTCGTGTGGTGCTTGGTCCATTTGTCCTTGTTGTGGATTTAAACCAGCATTTCTTAAAATAGACATAAGTTGCATCATTTCTTCTGGGTTGTCGCCAATAATCTGTACTGCTTCTTTTACTATTTCTTTTGGTGCTTCAGCATTAACTTTTTCATCCCAAGTTTTTTGATCAACTACTTGTGGCTCAGACATCATGTTGACTGCTTTCATGCTGTTACGCATTTGCTCTATTTGTTCATTATGTTCTTTACTGTAATTGCTCATTGCCTGCATCCATTATAGGTGACTTTGTATTTACCTCTGTTTTGAACTCACCTGAGTCTCTTTCGCCTGAATCTTTTTCAAATGACACAGGATGATTTTCTCTGCTTTTTGATATTTCATCCATCAAAGACTTTAACATACTTTGATTGTATTTGTCGCCTGTCAATTTTTCTTGTGGTACAGCAGGCTTTTCATATTCTGGTGTGGTCAAAATTGGTTCGTATTCTGCTTTCACGTTTGTTGGTGCAAGATACGTTTCTGTAGGATCATTTGGATTCTTTACTTTCAACATTTCTGGATTCATGTTAAAATATTCACACATATAATTCATCAGTACATCTGCTGTTACAGGATAATTTAATGATATATCAAAAATGTGTACTTCTTTGTTTTGTAATTTAGGAAAATCTAGTGGATGTTCTTGTACCACTGTTTTCTTTACAGCACTAATTTTTGTTGCTTCATATTTTGCTAGTGCCATTTTAACTTTTTTCTTAAAGCCTTCAGGTAATTCACCAGCAATTTTAACTTTGAATTCGAATACTCTTTTTGATTCTGTTAGGTATTCTGAAAATAATTTAGTCATATGTTATTCCTATCAAGTATTTATTATTTCTTTATCAGATTCTTTAATAATTCATTGCGGTCTACAATGGTTCCTGTTGATTCTATAGCATCTAAATCACCATTATCGCGGTCTAATTTTGTCTTTTTTAACTGTAATTCTACCATTTTTAACTTCTTATCAACCTTGGCCGCTTTGGCATCTAGAGCAGTTTTAAGGTTAGTGCCTGCCACTTCAAATATTCTACCGGCATATCTTGCTTCAATATTCATACCTAGATCCATCAAATCAGCGTAAGTTTTCATTGCTTCTGCGGCAATGTTATCCATTTCTTTGTCCATTGCGTCTAAACCAATTACTTCTGGTAAAGCGGCATCGATCTTGTCTAAGACTGCATATTGTTTGCCACCTTTTGCTAATTCTTTCTGTTGTTGTGCTTGATCAAGATTCTCCATTTCAAGTTGCCCTTTTTCTACTTCACTGTCATCTGTTACATATTCTTCTTCAACATCAGCCTCTTGCATTGCCTTTTTGATTTCAGGTAAGTCAAGTAGTTCTTCTAATTTTTTTGTCATGTAATAATATTTACTTGCGTTTTACTGTGTTAGAAAATATTTCATGTTCAGTCACAACACGAAACTTAATACCTTTGCCTTTGCTCCATCTATAGGCGGCTTCCCATTTTGCTTGGTTTACTGCTGATGCTTTTTGTGTGTGGATACTTTTTCCTTCCATGGAAAATCCGGTTTGATTACTTGGTTTTATTTCTATTAATTCTGCTCTGTTCTTGCCTCGCTTATCTGTGTACACAATAAAAAAGTCAGGCCAATACACAGTATTTTTTCCTGTGAGGGGATTTACATATGGTATTTTAATGCTTTCAGATGCCCATTTTGATATGCTTGGATGGTTATCACAGAATCTCATAAAGGCCGCTTCCCAACTTGACCTATATGTTGGTTTTTTGAGGCCAACATATTTGTCAGGATTTTTCACCTCATATTTTCCTCTTGAATATGCCATGTTAATCTATGATGTTGCGTTTAGCAAAGTTGTCACCTTTACGGTCTTGTTTGAATCCAATAAAAGATGTGTTTGCTCTGTTTGTATTCATTATTTCTGCAACAAGTTCTGTGAGTAAAGTTGGACTAGTATTTCTTAAAGCAT